TGTTATTTCTTTCCACTTAGACTTAAGCATGTCTTTGGTGCCTGTGTTTGCGGATTCTACCATGTCCAATACTGAAAGTGAATTAGGATCGTCAATTATTTCAAAATGACTTCTTGCTGTATCAATTCTGATTGGAAATAAAATTCCGTCTTGACCCGCGCGATTTTTTGCGACAAACAGGCGTGCGGCTCCTGTTGCTTTTTCTAATTGTTTGCGTGATATTGAAAGAACAACGTCGGCAACCATAGCTTTTCCATATGCTTCAGACATATTGCCAAGACCTACAACTTCTTTATCAGAGGCTTCTCTATTAGCTTGCGATGCTGTCCAAATTGGTATTTTTAATTCCATCGCTAAGTTTCTTAATTCCTCGTAAATCAACTTAAGTTCATGACGCAAAGAATCATATTGGCGTGTTGATCTCATAATATCTGCATAATCGATTACGATTAATCCAGGTTTGAAATCTCTCATTGCCAACTTCTCCAAGTGATTCTTAATTGTGATGATACTGGCTGATCCAGTCGGGTATTCTTTAATTATTAGACGACCATAGTCGTTTCCTTCATACCTACTCAAAATTTCGTCTTTTTTGTCAATTACATCAGTTGAGTTTATACCACAAAGATGAGAGTCGTATCGAACACCTACAGCAGTTTCTGTTAACTCAAAAGTATAATGTAAAACATTCTTTCCGCGCTTAAGTGCTTCAGCGCCGCAATGAACAAGCCAATGAGATTTACCAACTCCTGTAGGTGCAGTAATAACTCCTATTTCACCTCGAGCAAGACCACCATTTAGGACTTCTTTTTTATCCAAAGGGTCCAAGCCTGTTGGACAACATACTCGAGTTAAGCGTGTAAAGCGTGCTTCATAATCTTCAAAGAAATCATGACCAATTGTAGATGGTGTACCTTTTGAAACAGCGTCTTTCATGATACTCAAAACCGACTCATAATTTTCTGCCGTTATCGCTTGTACGCAGTCTTCTAAAGCTTGTTTTAAAACCTGCTTTTTGCAAAAGTCTAATGTTTTTTCTTTAACATACTCAAGGTCTCCTTCGTTACCTTGATTTTTAACACGAGAAAGAAACTCAATTACTTGCTCGCGTAGTATAACATCGTCACCTGCTGATAATTCATCACGTATAATTGAAACAAGAAGTTGAAGCGTTGGAAAGTTTTTGTATTTATGATAAAAACCAAAATGTCGATCGCAAAGATAGGTCAAGTATTTTAATTCAAAATACTCAGGAGTCATTACTTCGATCATTTGTGCTGCCCACGTATGGTCAGACAACATAGCTTGGAATATCTTTTCTTGAAACGGTCGACCGTATTTAGAAAAGTAACTTTCAACATGGTCGGGGGACATGTTCATTAGCACCTCAGTAGTCTAGTGTAGATTATTTTTGTATTATAAACGTCGATGCTATTAATTGCATTTTCATTTAGTAGTTTGTGTATGTTTATATTATTATATGCTTTTTTGTGGTTTTCAAGTTTTTGTTCAAGTTTGTTTATTTGGTAATGTGCAAGGTTATCAACATCAAGATTAATAACTTTAAAATTTCTTTCAATCATATCTTCATTTTCTTTAATTGAGCGATATATTTTCTTTTTAGAATTTTCTATCTTAGTAGAATTTTCAATAAAGAGCTGACAACGATTTGAATCAAAGTTAGGACTTTGAAATAGGTGTCCATATTCTTTTACTAAAGTTTTAAATCCTGCGCCTGGGACGCCAGGAATATTGTCTGAATTGTCGCCTACAATTGCTTTAGCTAATGCAAAATTACTTGGATGTATGCCAAACTTATCAATTACAAACTTTTCATTAACAAAAGATTTAAGTGTAGGTGAATATATTATTGTTAGCTTATCAAGCAATTGATAATAATCATGATCAGAAGAAAGGATTACCTTAGGCCTAGATTTAAATCGATACTTACATAGGTATCCAATAACATCATCAGCTTCTGATCCCTCTACGTATAACTGCGTCACAGGAAAGTTATCTAGAAATTTAATCAACGTTTTAATCTGATAGTTTCTATTTTGCATCGTGTCAGGTATATCATCATAATACCTGTTCAGCTTGACCGGTCGAGATTGTCGCTTATAATCTGAATATACGTTCTTTTTTCTGACAGAGCCGCCGCCTTCCCAAATAATATAAACATCTTTTGCGTTAGTTTTGTCAATTAGCTTTGTTAGATTATTATAAAACCCAACAATGCCACCGATTTGTTCACCATTTTTTGACATTGTTGGGTTTGCTACATAATGCCTAATAAAAAGATTATAGGCATCTACAATAAGGCATCGATTATTCGCCATCAAACATTTCCGCTTGCAATGCTTCTAGTTCTGATAATGATTCTGCATCGATATCAACGCCGTCTGTTGTTGTCATAACTTTTACCATTGCTTTTTCTATTAATTGATCGAGATAGGGTTTGTAATCTGGGTCTTTCATTATTTCATTGAAAGCAGCTTTTCTAAATTTTTTCTCAATAAGAACTTCGCCTGACTCACAACAAACAACCTGAAAATTCTTCCATTGTCCACTACCTGCGACCTTAATTGATTTGTTATTAATTATCTCTTCACCGTGCTTTCTTAACAAATCAAATAACTCTTCGTGTTCAACAATTCCTTTTCCAAAATGAATTTGAAAATTAGCGCTTCTAAACGGTGGAGCAACCTTATTTTTAATTGTTTTTGCAGAAACATTGATACCGATTACATCGTCTCCGTCTTTAATTGGTTGGCCTGCACCCAGTTTGATTCTAATAGAACTATGAAATGGAATTGCTTTCCCGCCTGGTGTTGTTGTAGGATCACCATACATAACACCAACTTTTGTTCTAATTTGATTAAGACAAATTAATAATGAATTAGTTTGCCCAATGACGCCAGTTATTTTACGCATACCTTTTGAAATAGCACGTGCTTGAAGCCCAATACTTTCTTTGTCATAATCACCTAATAATTCTGCTTTAGGAGATGTTGCTGCTACTGAATCCCAAATAATTGTAACTGGAACATCTTTATCAAGCGCTTTTGCTTTAAGAATTGTTTTTTCTGCAATTGAAAGTACTTCTTCTGTGCAGTGTGTATCAACATAAACAAATCGAGAAGCAACATCAACACCTAACGCACGAAGATTATCAACAGATGTTGCATTTTCTGTGTCGATATAAACTACAATTCCACCCATTTGCTGAGTTGAACGAGCCAGTTGTGTCGCAATATGAGACTTACCAATAGATGGAGGTCCAAATATTTCTACAATACGACCTTCAGGTAGACCTCCACCTTTTTTATTCGCACAAATATAATCTAGCATTTGACTACCAGTACTAATCCAACGTTTAACATGCGTTGGACTGTCATCAACAGCTAAATTATAAGCGACTCGGCCGCCTTTTTCTTTGTTCAGTGATTTAATTAAGTCTTTAGTAAAATCATCACTTGGCATACAATAAACTCCTTTTTTTTGTTTATTATATTATACTCAATTAATTCAATATAAACAAGATAAATTTCTTCTTTTTAATGATTCATATATACGGTCTGTTTTTGTTGCTGTCATTGCATCCAAACCTAAATGGCCAGTTCTTGAAAACACTGCTGACAGAGGTGAATCATATAAGTATGTGTAACCTTTTGGAGTTTTATCTCCTAAGGCTGATACGAATTTTTGACCAGCTGATGGCTGGCTGGTTAAGTATCCCCACCACGATTTAACTAACTCTTCATTGTTGGCTGTTAAAGCCTCCGTTACTTCTTCAACTGTTTCAGTGGCTAAATCATCGCCAGATGCTGCTATGTCATCCATTGCTGCTTGAAATGTAAGTCTTTGCTCCATAGGAAGCGCAGATGCTTCAATTACATTATCATCCACAGAACTAAAAACTTTTTTGCCTATATCATCATGAAGCCGGGTTATTTTTCCTATAGGAGAATTTACTAATGCTGCTGGATCGTCTATGGCTTTTGTTGGACTAAGCAATCTTTGCATTTGACCTGCTCCCGCCTTGATTGTTTTAGGACCTTTCTCTGTCATAACTTTATAAACAAATTTTCCTGATACATCATCAAAAGATTGAATTGCAATCGATTCAATGCTTGCAACACCTTCTAGACCTAATTTTTTCATAATGTTAGCATTAACAACAGGAACTGAAAAGTTTAAATCTTTTATTATTTTTGCAGCATCATCCATATTCCTAACAATATCATCTACACTTTGTGATGCTGCTTTAAGTAAATCATCTGCAGATTGAAAAAATAAACTTCCCATTTCGTCAGATAAATTAGTAAAAATTTCAGCAGTTTTAGGTGTTAATATTGAAACATCTTTTTCAATTATTTCCTTAGTAAATTCTTTGAAAGGAGAATTTTTTCCTTTAAAAAACTTAGAATAGGCCTTTGTGCCAAAATTGTCTGAGAGATACTTTAAATCCGTAACTCCGTCTACAAATTGTTTTTCTCCTGTCATTGTTAGGGTTGCTAAAGGTTTATTTGCTCCTCGCGCTAGCACAGCTCTTGTTGCAAAGCCGGCTTCCACTGTATTATGACCAATGCTGTTAAATGTTTCCCTCAAAGCTTGTGCAGCCGGCGTGCCATTATCTACTAATTCTCTTTCAACCAGTTCTTGCATTGTTGCTCTTACTGCGTCGTCTCCTGCCCCTGCTGATGCAATCACAGTACCTGTTTGTGTAGGCGTTAAATTGCCGGCTTTTCCTTGCGCAGTAGCTTTTGTCACAGTTTCTGTGAATTTAGTTGCTTTTTCCATCATTGGTCTTAATTTTTGCACAGCTTCCAAACCTTTTTGAGCATAGTTACCTATAACAGGCCAATTTTTAATAACCTCTAATACTTCTTCTAAAGTTTCAATTGCAGCTTTTGCACCTTTTGCACCGTCTTCAACAATGTTTTCCGAGCCGGCCGGTAGTTTTTCAATTGCTTCTTCTCCTGTCTTTGTCATTGCTTTTGTTTTTGCTGCATCATCTAAGACTTGGCCAGGCTTAAGTGCTTTAAAAAGTATTCCTAAACCTTTGGATCCTCGCCATACAAGCGTCAAAGGATAGAAAATTG